CCGAAGTGACCAAGGGTCTCGTGCGCAAGCACAAAGTTCAGGTGCTGTTCGTTGGCGATCCGGTCCGTGAAAATCACCACGTTGCCGTCACCGAACGAGTAGCCCGCAGCCAGTGCGGTATCGAAGTTACCCTCAGGGCGGGCAGCCACAGCCTTGCGGTAGAGCGCCGGGTTCTTGGCCTTCATGTCCCCTTGGTTCTTGAACACCGAGACCTTGGGCTTGGTCGCCAGCTTGGACACAAACCGAGTGACCGCCATGCGCAGTTTGCCTACAGCAGGATCAGCGCGGTCAGGCTGGTTGAAGTCAGCCAAGGCGAAGCGACCCTCATCGTCCTTCTTGGCAGTCGGTGTGTTCATACCATCGGAGTCGGTTTCAAACTTGGCTTCGCCGTCCTCCGTGAAGTAGTCCTTAAGCGGCGCACCGTTGACCAGTACATCGCGGTCTGCCTCGTTGACTTCTGCGTAGAGGTCTTCCAACGCGAAGGGCAGACTGGGGTATTCCTCCTTCGACATACTTGTCTGAGAGAAGGTGAACGGGCGGTCCAGATTGAATACCTTGAGCTTGCTGCTCAAGATCGCAACCAGCTTCGACAGCGCGGTGTCGTTGGCAATGGGTCTGCTCTGGTAGGTAGCCTGCTTCGTGACAGCAGGTTGCGGTTCGACCGTGAGTAGTTCCGCCACGGCGGCGTTATCGATCTTGTCTAGGCCGGTAACCTTACCAGCAGCAGGTGCGACAGCATCAATCAGATCGTTATCGATGGCGTACTGGAACCACGGGTCCTGCGCAGACAGCTTTTCCTCGTTTCGCATGTGCTTGCGGAACGCCTTGGCGAGAATAGGCTTATGCCACTTGGAAACGGTCTGGTCGAGGAACTGCCGTGCCTTGGTCTGGATCGCCTTGCGACCCTCGACGGTGCCACTGGACAGGCGCTCGAAGAACGCAAGCTCCAAGATATCGTAGTAGGCATCCTGAACATCGACGCTCGGCGTCTTTGTCGTGGCCTCCTCAACGAACGTGATGGCATCGTCCAACCGGTTGGCATCGGGCATCTCACCACGCGCCACAGCGGGGGAAACCGGCGCAGCCTTCGGCTTGGCAAACTTCTCTTCGCCCTTACCCTTCTTCAGAGTTTGAACAGCTTCTCCCGGTTCCGCCTGAACAGGTTCGGCTGCTTCTTTGGTGAGCTTCTTGCGCTTTCCGGCAGGCTTTCCGGCAGGCTTTGCAACTTGCTTGGCGGCAGGTCGCTTGAGAGCTTCTCCGCGAGGCGCGGGTTGTTTCGTTGGAGAAACCGTAGCTGCTTCTGGCTTTTTAGCGGCACGGAGTTTGCCCCCCTTAGGTGGAGTGGGAGTAGGAACATCAGTGATAGCACCGGTAACCACAGTACGTACAGGATTACCAAAACGAGCCTCACCCTCGGCTTTTACAAGGTCCGTCCTGATCGCCTTGAGGTCGGCGCGAGAAAGCTCACCAGCCTGCGCCATGTTGAGCGCATCGATCCACTGACTCTGGATTTCTGGCAGGAACCGCTCAAACGCCTTGGGTCGCCCCGGACCGGCAAGTCTGCGCCATGACTCTGCTGCTTCTTCGGCGGTGACTCCATAGGTCGGCTCAGGGAGATAAGTCTCCGCTGCTTGGATAAACGGCTGCGACTCAGCGAGGCGTTGCTGAAGCGCGTTGAGACCCGGAACCGGCGGGACTGCACTTTGTGCCTGTTGGAACTCGGCCTGCCGTTGAGCAGCTAGTTGTGCTTCCTCTTGTCGGCGCTGAAGCGCCCGGAGAACCGGGTTGTCCGCAAGTGTACCCGGCGCTGCGGGAGCAGGTTGTGCGTACCGAAACGGAGCCAGACCTGACTCGAAAGGAAGCACATCTTGGATATCAGACGGCGGTCCGAAAGGCTGGTCCCGAATACGAGGGTCAGTGATGTTCGTTGGCCCAGTGCGCGTTGCACCGCCACGCAGCAATAGTTCGCCCTGCGTACCGGGCGCAGCAGGCACACCCTGCTCAAACGGGAGACCGATCTGTCCAGCGGGGGCACCATAGTTCCGCTCGCCGGGAGCCAGCGGGAGTTCAAGCTGTGGACCTTCGGGGCGCACAGCGAATCCACCGAGTGGGAGTTCAAGCTGACCGGACGGAGGTAGTGGCGCTCCAAACGGGAGTTCCATTTGCTCGCCGCCGGGGACAGTGCCGAGATCAGCACCGGGGAACATCTCTGTCTGCGTCGGAACATTTGGAACCGTAGCAAACGGAACCTGAGGACCAAACCGCTCACCACCCCCGTCAAGCGGGAGTTCAAATTGCTCCGGCTGTGGCTCAGGGTTTCCGCTACCGAGCAGATCAGCGGGCTTCCTACTTCTGAGGTTGGCCCCTGCACCGATGGGTCCACCGATGGCAGCACCGGCAGCAAAGCTGTCAATCAGTCGCTGGATATTCTCGGGCTTACTCAGGTCTTGGTCAGAGAGACCAAGGAGCAGAGCTTCCTGCCCTAGTTCCGTGCCGCCTTCAGCCGCACCACCAATCGCGCCGCCCACAGCGCCACGGCGAAGAAGTTCAGCGCCGCGACGGCGAAGGCTAGTACCAGCAGCCATGGCACGAGGGGCAGCAACACCACCAAGCACACGGCCAGCGAGCAGAAACTCCGGAAGCGTCTCAAGAGCAGCATACGGAATAGACCCCATCAGAGCGGTCATCTTGGCATTCACATCATCCGGGTTGGCCCCGCGATCACGGAGTTCGCCGTAGATATCAGAAGCACCGATGGCTACGTTGTTGGCGTATGATGCAGCAGTAGCACCAGCAATACCAGCAGCACTACGCAGGACCTTGCGTTCGGCAGCATCAAGGACTTCACCAGCGATCTGCTTGCGCGCAGCCGCAAGAACTGCCTGCTTGAACGTAGACTTACCAGCGAGACCAGCGATAACGCCACCAAGCGTGCCGAGACCGGGACCACCAGCGGCGGTGCCCGCAGCAGCACCGGCAGCAGCAACAGCGACAGACTCCAGCAGGTTCGGACCCTGCTCCGCAAGGTTGGCGACGAACCACTCGACGGCACCACGGCTGGAGTCGATCTCGCTGAAGCGCCGCTCATAAGGGGTAGTGCGCCGCAGGTCCTCGACCTGCTGCCTGACGATGTTCCCGCCAAGTTCCTCAGCGCCAGCAAGCTGGAGACCGCGACCAGCCAGAAGCTGCATCGAGTCGATGCCACGACCAAAACTCTTAGCCGCCAAAGTGCCGAGGCTAGGGTTCTTGATCCCCGCAAGATATTTGGCGTAAGACTGCGGATCGACAGGAACCCAATCGCCACCCTGAGGTAGTGCTGCACCGGGCTGACCGAGCAGAGCTTCGCTCTCGATGGCGCTCTGCGCATCGTCTTGCGAGAACGTCCGACCCTGCACAAAGAACTGCTTGGTCGAGGGGCTGAAGGCGATGGACGGCCCAGTCTGAGGTGCGACCTGCGGGGCCGCAATCGGCACACGCTGACGCACGGTCTCACCAATGGCTGCGATGTCGGCCAGAGACTGCTGAAGCGCATCGAGACCAGTAGCCGCAGGAGGGGGCGGCGCACCAACCAAGGGGTTAAGCGAGGAGGCAGCGCTTCCCGTTGCAGGCATCAACGGGTTAGTAAGCAGACCGGCCTGAGCCATTGTATTTAACCTCCGACACCGACACCCACTGAGCGTGCCGCAAGACCAGCAATGGGACTAGCAGACGGCGCAGTCATTTGATCAGGAGAACCTTCAATCGGATCACCGCCGGGGTCAAGCATGACTGTCTGTCCCTGAACCTGAAGAATAGACCGACCACTACCATCGGGCAACATCGTAATTTTCCCGTTCGGGTCCATTTGCTTGATCAGTTCGACAGCGCGAGCATTTTCACCCTTGATCAGTTCGTTCTGCGCTTCGCGGGCAGTCTGAAGCACCGCCTTGGCCGCATCCTCAGAGATACGAAGCTGGCTCTTGAACTGCTCGACCGCCATTGAGGATGAGGACTCAGTCCGCATCTTGCGGTACTCAGCGTCAAATGCCGAGCGAGCGCTGTCGATGATTGTGTTGGCGGGTACGCCGCGCTGTGTGACCCGACCATTGACCACGACATTGTATGAACCATCGGTCTGTGGCTGAAGCTGCACCGGGACACCAGCGTACTGGGACCACACAGCAGCGAGGCGGCGCGGATCATTAGCCATGGCGATCTCTTGGATACCCTGCATCCCCTGAAGGAACAGCAGGCTATTATCCAAGTCCAACATCTTCAAGCGTGTCTGAGTGAACTGATCGCCCATCCCAGCGTTGCGGTACATCTGCGCCATACGCGCGAGTTCCGTCCGGTTCTGGAGGGCGACCCGCATATCTTGTGAGATCATGTTCTGGTCAGCAAGGTAGAAGTTCGACGGATCGACACGGACCGGGGCAGCCACAGGCGTAGTGCCCGTATTCACACCGGCAGCCATCTGGGTACCGGCGGGTTGGCCACCACCGGATGTCTTACCAACAGCCCACTCAGCGACCTGACCTACGGTCTTACCCTTTAGCACAGTCGGGTTTGCATCGACCTGCTTCTTGGAGATAACACTTTCAACCGGCGCGTTCCGGTCGGACTGAAGTAGTTTGATCGCCGTCTTAGCACCAAGGAAATGCGCAAGGTAGGCAGTCGGAGCGTTGACCGGGATACCTGCTCCGGTAAGGGTATTGGCATTGTCCTGTGTAAGGCGCGCCATCAGGCGCTCCTGCAGTTCCGGATCGGTGCGGCGCGCCCAGATTTTGTCGTTCGACAAACCGGTGTTTGGGTTTTCCCTACGATATGCACTAATCCACGTATCGCGGGTGAACTGGTACTTGCCATAAGCTGATGACGCACCGGCAAGGTTAGGTGTCTGATATGGATTTGCGACCGCACCAGTTTCAGCAGCACCGATCTGCGCAATGATACCGGCAAAGGGTCCAGTGGGGGTGGCAGTAGATGCAGTGGGTGCAGTGGGTGCAGTAGGTGCTGCAGTCGGAGCCGCGACAGCTTTCGCTACCCGCTGGTTGTTCTCAACTAGCGCGTTATAGAAGTTGACCGGGTTCTTCTGTGCGACAGCCAGCATCTCGGGGTTGCGCCGGAAGTAGTCTTTGGCATCGCTGGTTTGGTACCAACTCGACGCAGCATCGCTGAGTTCTAGCGCACGCTTCTGGTCCTGTGGGGCAGCCGCCTTGCGGAACGAACTGAACCATACATCGGTACCGGCAGAAAGACTACCGAGTACGCCAGCGAGCTTACGCTCATTCTTCGCACGGATAGCTGCTTGTTGGTTGTCAGATGCATTGGGGTCAATGCGCTCGAAGCCCGCGACACCAGCGTTAAGGCGGTCCGGGCGTTTCATATCCCACGGCTGGATAGTGACGCCTTCGATCTGCAAAAACCGAGGGGTCTTACCCGTAGTGGGTTTACGCACCGCCTGCGTGGGTGCCGGAGCTACGCCAGCGACAGCAGGGACAGCAGCCAGACCAGCAAGGGCAGTCTGCCCAGCAGGGGTAAACTCAGGTTCTACTACCCGCATAGGCGCGCCGAGCATCAAGCCCTGCGCGGGCAACTCCGGAGTAGGGGCCGTAAGCTGCTGGCGGCGGAACTCATCCTGTCGGTTCAGTTCTTCCAAGGCAAGTTGCTGCTGGCGATCTGCCCGCATCGAAGCCTGTTCGGCCCGAATGCCTTGTCCTACCCGACCTGCGGTTGCGAGGAACGAACCGATGGACATACTATACCCCTACTTTATGCACCACGCGAGGCGGTCTGACCCTGACCAAGTGCCTGCCCAAACAAAGCGCTAAGTCCAGCGATCTCATCCGCCCTAGATGCCGATGCTGCATTCCGGGCTGCAATAGCACCGGTGGGGTTGGTCATCGCGTACTCGGTTGGGATTGCACTGATACCAGCCTGACGTGTCTGAGTGCGTGCGCCAACCCCTGTACCGTAACCCTGCTGATATGCAGTGCCAGCCGTGCGGGCGGTGCCGAGACGCATCCGGCGGCGTTCAGCAGCAAGGCGTTCACCCGTAAGACCACGGGTCTGCTCTGCAGTCTGAATACCGCCACGGATCATGGCAGCCTCGGCAGCTTGGCGCGCCATATACTCGGGGTCGTAATAAGCTGCGTCACCAATCAGTTTGTTGGCTTCGCTTAGGCGCTGCTGTGTCAGGGCCGCATTGACCTGCTGGGCGCGCATAAGTTCCGCTTCCTGCGCCTTGGCCATTGCGCCGCCGGGGTTCCCGACAAGGCCAGCAGCAATGAGTGTCGGCGCAACCCCACCAAGGTTAAGTCCACCGGCTCCAAGACCAACGGCGCTTGTCGCACCACCAGCGCCAGACGTAAGATTTTTGACCCCGCTCCCTAGTGCGCTGACAGGGTTGCTTACAAACTTGGATAGTGCGCCGCCCAGAGTTGTAGCCGCGCCGCCTGCGGGAGCCGCCAGAGATGCAGGTGTAGCCGCATTGAGGAAAGGTGACGTAGCCGCGCCTGCGGTAGCAGGATACCCAGATAGAGATGCAGGCGTCTGCGGGTTCAAGAACGGCGATACTTTCATAGCACCTGTAGAACTCGCGGAGCTTGCCGAGCTTGCAGAAACACCCCCCGGCGGCTTACCTCCAAACAACCCAGATTGACTACCGCCTGACAGACCTCCGGCAAGCGCACCAGCCTGCCACCCTACACCAGCCAGTTCACCAGCGCCTGCACCGATACCTGCGGCCAGTACCGTCGTACCGAGGGCTGTACCTAGCCCAATCGAGGGTGCAATGGCAGCAGCCAGAGGTGGAGCAAAAAACGAGATGGCAGCTACGGCTGCAACCTTGAGGATTGACTTGACAAGCTTACCCATTTCAATTCCCCAGAGACATTCTGATATGTGCGCAGGATTTATCAAAGCCGAATTTATTCATGTATAGCATAGCCCGCTCAGTAGGGACATAGCTATCGAGGTACTCGACACCGTTGACCTTCAACCAATCGAGGATAGGTGTCCAGAACATCTGCTTAAATTTGGTTAGCCGCCGCCCTGCCAGCGCAATGATGTCGGCGCACTTGTGTCCGTTCGCTTCTGAAAACTGAATACCTAGAATAGTAGCAAGTTCGCTACCTTCAAACCCAGCGAAGATCACAGCCTCATCAGTACAAACGGCATTGAAGACGTACTGCGAATCCATATCGGACGCAGTCATCACATTGCCGAGCGCAGATTTCTCGACAAGCGGCGCGATCTGCGGCCACAACTCGATGGCCCTCTCCTGCGTCAGAAGCTCGATGGACAGTCCGCTCACGCCTTGTCCTTATACTGCTCAACCAGACGGTCGAAGAACTCCTTCCCCTTCATCTGGACTACATTCTTCGGGATTACGTATTCACCCTCGTGGGCCATGATCGGGACCGGACCATCGGTTTTACCCTTGACCGTACCACCTGCCTTCAGGGACTGCATTGGCGCATTAGCGGGGGGCATCATGTTTTGCCCACCCTGCATCATCTGCTGCGCTGCCTTAGCGACCGTAAGAAGCGCGATGACAAGACCCTCGTCGTACTGCTGTGGCAGGTCTTGTTCGGTAGCGATACCCTGCTGGATAGCAAACTGCCGAACATACTGGTACATATCGGGGTTCTGAGCGGCCACCTGCGTCAACTGAATAATCATATTCAATTCTTGCGCCGTAATCTCTCCGGTCTGGAGACCCTCAGCCAAAGCCGCCTGAATCTCCTGAACAACCTGCGGGTTCTGGCTCAGTGACTGATTGAGAAGCTGGTCACGCTGCGCCGGGTCCATCGGCGGAACTGGCTGGCCCTGCGGACCGGGCATCGGCATACCGCCGGGACCGATCATCCCGCCTTCCTGAAAGCTAGGAAGTGGCTGCGCCTGCATGGAGGGCGCACCACCAAGGGCACCGCCGAGGGTAGCAGCAGGAGGAGTAGCCGGAGTCATGGGCGCAGCAGCCGACATAGATGTGGTCGCGGCGGCAGAGGGCATGGCCAGAATGCTGGCAAGCGCGGGGGGAAGGTCCAACGATGTGGTAGATGCAGCTTGTGGGTTAAGCGCAGTGATTACCGGGTTGTTCATTTCAGCCTCGCAACTGGGTAATGAGTGTGTTCAGAGTTGCCCGGATCGATGCTACATCATTCGCCAAGGCTTGTACATTCTTGAGTAGTTCGATGTAGTCGTCCATTGCAGGGACGATGGCACCTTCCAAATTGACAGCAGTGCCCTGCGCTGTGACCTGCCGCATGGACTGTTCAGGCGCTTGGATCACTGTGATCGCGGCTTTAGTGATTGCGCGGCTTGCGCCGTCCTTCTCGCCGCGCGCACCTACCAGAAGTTCGACGTTTTCCTTTATCGCGCCGAGCATCTGATATTGCCAACTAGACATTTCAGACTGAGGCGGATTGGGGATAGCTGTAAACCTAGCCATTATGCCTCCTTCAGACTTAGCGGGGTCTCGCCAAGGTGGATGGCGCGAATGCGAATATCGCCTTCGACACCTACTTCAAACGTATCTGACCGGTATCCGGTAGGAAGGCGGAAGACATTTGTGTCCCCAATCGCGGTAGTTAGCAGCAACTCCTTATCCACCCAAAGCTTGAATGTGATGTTGTCTGCCGAGGCCCAGATGGAGGCATCGTCCTGCCACTGCTGGCTAGCCTGATCCCATGTGGTGGTGGCCTGTCGGTAGTCAGCAATAACCCGAGCCGCCCCTAGGTTGATCATATCAGAGGTCTTGATGACCTTAGATTTCCACTGCTGAACCAGTGAAGGCTGGTTTAGGTTATCCCACTCATACACATCGCCATTCGTACCGGTTATGCAGTATAGACGGCCCTCGACGGGGTCATACCATGATGCTGTGTAGGTGAAATCGAGGTCAACGAACTGACCTCCGATGTTCCTATCGGGTTCAAAGGCAAACCCTCCGGTCGAATGAGATGCGAGATACGCATCACCATAGAACTCACCAACAATAGTGCTAGGGTCTAGCGCGGCTGCCCATGTGTCGTTGTTAAAGTTCGCCCGTGTGATGATGTTCGGACCGGCGGCGGGCGAAAAGACAGCCATACCGTCGTGCGTAGGGTAGACTACCCCATAGTTCATCGAGACGATGCCCTTACGATTGAGGCATGGGTAGAGCGCATCAATGCGTTGGATACTCATACCCGAAGCCGGGTCACTACCAGACACGAGGTAGGGGTATCCCTTGGTCGCAACCAAGATCGCACCATTGATCGGAGCAAGCCCAACGATATCATACTCGAATGTGATCGCGTATGCGATAGGCCACGCATGTGGGAGCGCGGGTTCCGATAGGTATAGCTTGTTCCCTACAAAACCTGCGAGGATATTGTTCTGCGCTGCGATCAGACCCTGCAGGTCGTCAGGCGGTGCATCATACTCGTCGCTGGTGAGGGTGTCTGATAGATTGAGCGGATCAAAATCATCGGTGAACGTGTAGCTACCATCACCCCAATAGCGCGCGGCAGTTGTCGGCGGGTCCTCCGAGACATCGTAGTAGAGTGTGCCTGCTACAACGGCTGTCGATGCTACATCCACACCTGCTTGGGCATACGTAAAGGTGTAGTCATCGAGGATATCGAGGACGATACCGCCTGTGATGTCGAACGAAGCGACAGTGCAACCGCTGATCTTGAACCTATCATCGATGCCAAGATTGTGCGGGAAGGCAAGCGTGACCCGAGATACGTTACTGGTGCGGCTGACCGTAGCCAGTGCTGTGGGAAACCACAGGGTCTTGAGCCGGAAGTATTCCGTGCCTGCCGAAGTAGCCAGTGTACGATATAGCCGAATGCCACGGACAAAGTTATTTCCCGCAGGCTTGGTGGTCGGCAGGTTACTGACCGTGATGGTGACGCCCTCTTTGACAAACACGTCAGTGGTTGGATCAGATGCAATGGACTCCTCCTCCCACGGAGTGAACCATGTATAGACATATGAACGTGACTGTGTCGGACCGCCAAGGTCGATCTTCGCGCCAAAATACGCTGTGGTTGCGATCTGCGGTCCGGGGCTAAAGTACTCGATGGTTGTCGAGTTGATCACGGTAGCCTGCGTGCCAGTCACATTAAAGGATTGAAGCGAGAGGCGCACAGTGCCGGATGCAGTAGGAGCAACTGGTACGCTAACAGTGAATGTGTTAGGTCCAGTGACTGCCGCCGTGTAGATACCATCAATGGCATCACCCGAGGTAAAATCCAGAGACACTTGCGGAGTACCAGTCAGCCCATGGTTGGCCACATTACAGGTAACCGTTGTGCCGGAGTACGAATAGGAGCCGCTTAGGTAGCTAAACCCTGTGACCGTAATGTACGCTCCCTCCTTCAGCTTATGCGGAGCCGAGGTCGTGAGGCGAGCCGTATTGTTATTGTCGCGGGAGTAGGTAGCCGAGGTAGCCGTCGTGAATGGAACGACCGTGATAGTCGGTTTAGTCGTAGGGATTGGTAGTCCGAGGTCGTAGGAAAGCGTCGGGTATGGGCCAACGCCATCGAACGCCAGTGAGTAGTTGCTGACCTTAGGCACCCCATCGCCAGTGAAGTAGAACCGCTGGTCAGTGATGTCGGATGATGTGACAACTGCAATGTCCACATCCGTTGTCCACGACAACCACTTATTAGCCCCGAGCGGGTCTTTCAGCGCATAGAGTGTTTTGATAGTCCCGGTGCGCCCGGTGTTGCCAACCACCACGGGGGTAGGATAGGGGATGAGATCACCGGAGTACAACTTTGTATTGCGCGCAATTTGACCGGAGGTCTCAGGCAAAAGTTCCGGAGAGACCTTAGGCGCAATACCGTAGAAGTTTGTGATCTTGACACCAGCCATGCCGCTACCTTACCCTACTTTGCCCCGGCAGGGCAGTCGTTTTCGCACAAGCAGACATACTGACTGTTGTGTTTTTCGATCTGGCCGACTGTCTCTGGCGTATCAGCCTTGCCATCATAAGAGATCGGTTGGGCAATACGGCAGTATTCACTTGCCACCACGACTCCGGTCGAACCTGCCACGCAGGCGCTCAGTACGCTCAGGATCAGGAATACTGCTGGCAGCTTCACCAAGCTCCACCTGACGAAGGACCGCATCGTTGACCTCCCTAATAACTTCCTGACGCCCCTCTTGTCGGAGCTTTGCCGCTTCTCGTGCGCCGAAAAAACGTTCAATCAGCGACAGTAGGAGCGTCAGGAGTTTAATCACGCTGCAGGCTTCTTCGAGATAAAGGACCACACGGCTACGCCGATGGTGGCTACAGCGCCAGCGAGAGCCTCAGCAGTTGCACCATCAAGGTAGCCCTTACCTGCAAGGAAGCCGAAGCCAGCGGCGGCTACAGTGCGGACGATACCAAAAAGCTGGTCACGGTTCATATTACTTCTCCTTCGGGTATGAGCGCCACGGGAGTTCCCAGTGCGGGCCATCCTTGAATGTGCGCCAGTCACCGCCCCATTGGATCGGGACGTTCTCTGCTTTTGCCGCACGCTTTATGGTGTCAGCAAGCTGATGGTACAGCGGCCAATCCCACCGAACCGTTCCGCCGATCATAGGCGCGATATCAACTGCATGACCGGTAAGGTGCCGAGAGTTCATGGTCTTAGTCGCCCCGGCAGCCATAAGCTGCCGCTGCCGGTCAAGCGTACGCACGCCTTCCAGCACGGTAAAGTCGAGCGAGGAGATCGCGGCAGCCTTCTTCACAACGCGCACAAGATCAGGGTGAACCCCTTCTAGGCGGGAGAGCGAACGCTGTCCGAGAATAATAGCCATCCCAATACCTCTAGCTATGCCAAGCGGCAAAAATGCTCGGCTAGATTTTCTCTACATACCCTCACCCGGAGTGATGTATATCACAGATGTACCCGAAGCAGTTCTACCTGTGAAGTACGACCCTGCGGGGAACCCGAGGATTTCTACGGCCCCTGACGGGATAGGGATCGCACCAGCGGACAAAGATGCTGCAGCCGCCTTCGCCGCTGTATCATCAACCCCCACTCCAAGGAAGACAAGTTCTGTACCCGCATTGACCACGCGGTACTGATAAGATGGTCTTGTAGTCGGAGCCGCTGACACGGCCTGCACTGAAGTTGGAGCCGTGGAAGCTGCGGTGCAGGACACTGTCAAACCGAGTTGACTGAAAGCAGTAAACGCCATTACATTACTCCTTAACTCAAAATACGCTTGGACTTTCGAACATTATAGATATACCGGTTTAGTCTTACGCCTATAAAACTCCATCCGGTATTGTTAAGTCCATCCGTATTACCATTCACGCTGAAAGCGTTCCATACTGTGCCGTTGGATGTATCAGCGTTGATATAGCTAATTGTAAGGTTGGACACGCTATTAGTTCCACCATTACTATCGTATAGGGTAGCTTGGCTAGCCCCAGTCGAACTAGTCAGGATGACCGGATTTGCAGTGGTCCCGCTAAGACTGAACGCCGCCACCGTGGTAGTTGTGCTGGCGGGAAGCGCAATGGTCGAAGGAGCGCCCAAGGAGGTAGCCTGAATATCCTGAAATGTGTTTGCACCTGTGATAGTCAGCGTGCCAGTTCCTGCCTGCTGAAGGACAGCGTTATAGGAATCTCCACCGCCGACAAATGTCTTGGCGGATATCGAAGACATCTGGATCGTTCCAGTAGTCCCTGATGATGTGAAGGTGGCAGGCTGCGCGTTATTGAAGGCCGACCCGGAGCCAGCGCATGTGAGAATGCCGCCATTGAGGGCAAGCGTCTTAGCGTTCGTGCTTGCAGTCGTGAACGACCCCACGAGCATCGTTGTCCCATTCAGGTTCAGCGTGCCGCTGCTCAGAGTACATGCACGGGCACTAATGCTGAGTGGGTCTTGGATGGTCCAAGTAGCTGTGCCCCCCGTTCCTGCATTGAATGTGATCGGGACATCCAACGTCTTGCCGTTCGATCTTATGTTGTAAGTGCCCGAAGTCGCCCCGAAGGTCAGGATGTTTACCGACGAAGGAGCCGCTGACATATTGGCCCCAAGCGTCAGACTTCCGAAGATGGTGGTGGTGGCTCCTATGGTCGTCCAAGACCCGGTGAACCCCGACGCAAAAGTAACGTTACGCGCGGTGTGACTCGCGGTCCCAAGGAACGTTAGTGCGTACGAACCGGAGATAAAGTTAAACGAGAGGCTCTGGCTTTCGCTCAGAATGCCGGGGGTCACGGTGGCGGCGGTGGCTGTGTTATTATCGATGGTAACCGTGAACGGGGTCGTGATGGTAAGACCCGTGGTGGCCGCTGTAGACCATACGGTAGCACTGCCGGTGGCAGTGATGCTGCCCCCGTTTGCGGTGAGGGTCCGGGTGTTGGTGTTGCTTGACAGAAATTGGCCGCAGGACAGGACTTTGCCGTTCAGGTCGAGCGTGCCCACCGTGAAAGTCACGGAGCGGGCGCTGCCGACTGTCAGGTTGTCGAAAAGCTGCCAAGCGCCTGTGCCGGTAGTCGTGACGCCGAAGATCAACGGGAAGTCGAGAGTGACCCCGTTCGTGCGGATCACCCGCGTGCCGGTGTTACCCGAAAAAGTAGTCGTAGAAACGCCGCCCGTGAGTGTTGCGCCGCTGGCGACAGTGAGGTCACCAAAAATCGTTCGGGCAGAGTTGTTCAAACTGCCGGTGAAACCGGAGGTGATAACGAGTGAGCGGACGCTGCCTGCCACACCGACTTGGCCTGTTCCCGCGCTGACCGTGAAATTGACCGCGTTGGTCTCCGTGACCGCCGCTGCGGACACGGTTCTTGCGGTGGCAGTGTTTGTAGTGAGATCGCACGAGACATTGGTGTTCGTGCACGTGGTGGCCCCGGTCCACACCGTGCCGGTGCCGGTCAGATTGATGGTGAAGCCGGTTCCGGTCAGCGTGTTCGTGTAGTCGGTCTGGTTGACTGCGCCGGGGCTGACATTTGCCCCAAGGGTGCACGCGCCCGAGTTGGCGTCAAATACAGCAACGTCAGCAGAACCGGGCACGTTTGTGGCTGGTGTAGTGCCACCGGAACTGGTTCTCCAATTTGCGGTACTGCTGTTATCCCACGTACCCGTGCCGACCCAAAAGATGTTGGCCATTTTTACATCTCCGGTTCGGCGCTGTCGGAAGTAACGTTGTCGGAAGTGATGCTGTCAGAGGCGGCAGTGACATCCGCAAGCCACGAGGCCCACCGCGCATCCTGCATGGCTACCTCTTCCTCAGGCGTGACATCAGCCCACTCCTCCTGCGAGAGGCAGATCGCACCCTTCAGGGTGAAGCGACCATTGGTCCGCTCAAAGGGCCGACAAACAACTTCATCCATCTTTCGTTCCTCAGCTTATATCCAGCAGGATGGTTTCGTCGAGCGCCGTGCGAAGTACGTAGACATCATTGAGGTCAGTGAGAGACTTCGCAACCCGAAGGTTGCCGAGATCGTCAAGCTCAAAATTTCCGTTGCCGTTCCCGCCATTGTACGGGTCGAAGCTCGTGGCCTTGATGCCCGAAACAACCACGGTATTAACCGCAGCACTAGCCGAAACTGTAGCTGTGAAGTCGGGCGCGCGGAAATAGACCGGCTCAAGCTCAGTATCGATCAGAGGGAACCAGCGAGGGTGAGTACCCTGCGCATCCGCAATCACGGTGTTGAGGTTGACGCCCGCCAGTTGGCTGGCATAGCCTGACACGCTAAAGTTCCATGGATCGAGATCGCTACGCGCCTGCTGCGTAAAGCTGTCCACCTCGGAGGGGAAGAGCAGAGTTCGCAGCGACGGGTCTGGCACAGGGGTAACCACGTTGTTGGTAACGTCGGGGCAAGAAAGCTTGTTGAGCGTTCCTGTCGAAGTCCCGCCATCAGACAAGAACAGCCCAGTTGGGCTGCAGGTGGCGATCCACGCATTGTCAAATGCCATCACCGCATTTGCACCGCTTGCCGCCGCAATCGTCAGGATAGGCGTGCCATTGGTGTAGCGGTAAGTGTCGCTCATCTGGATGATAATGCTATTCTTCAGCGTCATCGTGGGAGTCACACTCCCAGAGGTTTTTGGACCAGCAACGCGGAATGCATTAGAAGTTCCGATGATCAGCAGAGAGCTTTCAGTCTTCCAATCATTGTAGTCACTGCTGAGTGTGATGGCGGGGTTGACGCCCTGCAAAAACGGTCCTTGGCCGTGATTCACATATACGCACTCGCTCTCGCGCCAGCCATAGAGACCAACGGTGGTAGCACCGGGCTGGAAATTATCGGAGTGGGTGCCTGTGCTAGTCGATGCAGGGTTGCTGCTCGGGACATAGGTGCTACCAGAGGTCCAACTGCCATACCGATAGTAGACCCGGACAAGCATACCGTTGCCCTCAATGACGAATGTGTCGCCATTGGTCGGCCAGATATCACCCTTCCCCTCAACGGGGATAAGGCCCGAATGCCACTGATACCCCACTTTACTGAACACACCCGGCCAGTTTTCAAAATACCGGATCATGAGGGTCTTAGTGCTATTGGTTGCGGATGTATCTAGTACGTTCGTAGTATAGTTGTAGACACCCACATGAGTGCCCTGCTTGCCCAGCGGTAGATCAGCAATCGTAAGCCCAGAGGCAGAGAAGCTAATCCACCCCGCGCCGTCGAGTCGGTTGATCTCGATTTCCTTGCTGGACTGCCAGAAGGTCAAATCTGCGTAGGAAGTGAACCTACCATGCAGTCGGTTGTTACCATAGCCATTCTGGAAACGCCCGCTGGATGGAAATACCGCATCTGACCAAATCAAATCGTAAGCAGTGTTGTTCAGATTCATCGTGATGAGGGTACCAGTTGTCGGAGTGGTTCCAGCCACATCCCCCGCTGGAGTGAGCGCACGCGCCATCCGCGTGAAGAAGGTGCCCTCGGCGCTGATCGTAGCCCCGACGTTGCCTGCGTTTCCTGAAGTACGGAGCCAGCAAGTGCCGACATAGACGCCGTAGTATTTGTTCCAGTCAGATTGGTGCTGACCGCGAGAGCGGGACAGCAAAGGATGGGCACCCATCACCATGCTATTGGTGAGGTAGATGTCTCCGATAACATCGACAGCAAATGCCGCATTGACGTTATTGGTTGGGATTACAGCCTGATTCCATACGTTGGGTGCTTTGTCCGTCAAAGCCGCCAAAATGATACCATCGGCGGTAAAGCTGCCGGTGGTATACGAGCGGCTAGTGACTATGCGCTGGATGCGTGCGACAAGTTCGGGCCGGTTCTGGAAGACCGAGACAATCTCAATGTTGACGCATGAGCGGTTGCCGGTGTTTGGAGCGAAGCGCGGGAAAGTGCCGGGACCAAGCGTCACAGTGAAGTTGGTCGGGTTCTTCCACGGGTAGAGGTAGAGGTCTTCATTCTCGTTCGAGAGGATGCCCGAACGATCATCTGCTTCGGTCGAAAAATAAACATCGATCTTGCGAGCAATCGGGAGGTACGGCAGGCCGATATTGATAGGCGGTGCAGTGATAAGACCGCCGGGAGCCTGAGAGCGTGCCGCCCAGATACCTTGGATCGCGTATCCGACCTGCTGCTGGATGCCGGTATAGATCGTGTCGTCAGCAAAGGTCTTGTTGGCCGCACATACGGGCAGCGCGGCAGGCGCTGCCACGGGGTTGCGCTGAATCATGAGTTCGCAGATGTGCATCTCCCGACCGACATCTGCAGTACCGGAAAAACCTATCGCCGGAGCGTATTGGACGCCCGCAGAAGCAGTCATGTCAAACCACAGGTAATACCAACGCTTACCGTTGATGGTGCCCATGTCGAAGTAGCCGATGCGATAGGACCCCCAGTTTTCGGTGAACCCAGTGATCGCACCAGTCGCGTCATAACTATATGTGACCGCGACAAAAGCTGAGTTTCGAAGCTGAATAGTGCTTGCAGTCGCGCTGCCGGGTGTGATGGAGATGATAGCATGGGTACGGATGACATCACCCGCCGATGCAGCCGCAGTCTTGCAGTTAGTCGCGGTGAAAAAACCGTTGGTGGCGCTGTTCTGCGTGAGAAGGACACCCTGCCCTGTGCTGGCGAAGATCGATGGATCGGAATGCGCGCCTGCGTAGGCGATGGTATCCGCCGAAACGCTCTTGGTCAGGTATGCCGGGTCACTCGCCGTGTGAGGTGCAGCAGCATCATGCCAAGGGGCTGAGAAATAGGTGTCACCGGGCTGCAGCAGAGACCCCAGAAGCCGCCCACTGGCATCGTAATACAGCCTCTCTTCGTTGGCGATGCAGCTTACAAAGCTGCTAGTCGCAAACCGCCAACGCCCTGCAGTAGACTGAAAATACATCGCATCAGGCGCTGCAATTCCATCCTCCAAGGAAATCAGATTTGCGCGGCTGAAACCTGAAAGGGCGTTATCAACCCCGGACTGTAGGTACTGCGCATACTGCGCCCCAGATGTGGGGTACTGCGAAAGCGCCCCGGCATTGTTGATCCAAGCGAGGAAGAGTTCACCGTTCGGGGATGGCGCAAGAAACACTCGATTGACCGGAATGGTGTTCACGGTCGCAATCGGAATAGCTGGACTTACCAGACCGCCCAAGGGGAACGAAAGCGTAGGGGCTGCGTTCGTCGTGGCAATGCCGGGATTGTCGATTGCATAGCTCGCCAGCTTACCATCTAGGCCAATTGTATATGACCACATGAACCCGGCAGGGCCACCGCTGACGCCGCCGACGTAAGTCCCCGGCGTACCGCCGATCCCGGTACCAATACCGCCTGAGATGGACCGCACTTCAAACGGTAGCGTTGCCGCTGGTGCGGAGAGTACGTTGCAAAACCCCTGCGCTGTGGTCGCAGCCTGAAGCGCCTGCCCCGCACTGACCGTCGCAGTGGCCGCACTTGCGCTAGCACTGGTAGCCGCTGCCGTTGCTTCGGCAGCATCAGCATTGGCGGTCGCCGCATCGGCAGCAGCGGCTAGTGCTGACGCGCTAGCATTTGACGCAGCAGCACTCGCTGTCGCCGCCGAGGTGCTAGCTGCCGACGCACTAGCCGCTGCTGCCGATGCGCTAGCAGCCGCAGCCGTCGCACTCCCAGATGCACCAACGAGTGCAGTTTGAACTGTCCCACCACCCTCAACACCGATCAGGGATGCACCCTTACCTGCTGCCGTGCTAGCAAGGTCGGTAAGCTTTGCCGCTGCATCCACCATATCGGTGATCGAGGCAGCCGTGATACGAAGCTCAAACCGCGACCCCGCAGAGAAACCTTGCGCAGAGGTGCCTTCCTGCGCGCGTACGACAGTCATCACATCAGCAACTCGTGATGTAACCTTGACAATCTCGCGTGCGCCTGTCGTGCTAAATAGTGTGGCATAGAAGTAGTCCCCTGCTCCGAGCGTAGGGAACAGGCTACCTGTATCCGGAGTAATTGTGATCCCCGTATCGGTGTTAGAAATAGCGCTGGTGATCGTGGACACCGCGTTGTTAGAAATCTTAACACCCATACTTAGGCTCCGAATGGTTGCATCTTGGCACGCATTACACCACGGACATTACCAAGATTGGCGCGGGCACGCCGCTCCGCGATCTGAAATGTGTACTGTTTAGCATGATATGCCGCAAGCTCTCGATCAGTCCAATGGCTGTTGGGTAGCACCAAGAGGTGTTGCAATGCGCCATGCATGATGACTTCTTCGAGATCATCAAACACATCCTCGTCCATTGCCGTCGCATTGCGTCTGGGCTTGAGGGCCAAGAACATACGCATGGTATAGGCTACATCTGCGTTCGGCAGCGGCAGGACAATATACTTATCTGGCGTTACCTGACAGATCGAGCGTGGTGTGCTAGCTTCTGCTAGTATAGATTCAGGCATGACAAAAGTTCCGTTGTCATTAAACAACGGATCGTTATATTCATCAGTATTAAAAACGTTTTCCGGAGATAGCCCCCATACTTCAGTAGGATCGACGCCAGAAAATAGATCGGCCCACGCTGGGTAGAGCCTTAGCGCATCATCAAGAGTCAGTTTGTCGAGCGGACTACCATTGACTAGCGCGGCAAAAACAGCATGTACATCTGCATTAGTTGGCTTGTTGTAGGTGTACTCATGGACTCCCGGTATCAGATTAAACAGAGGGGCCTGATATCGCCACGCCAAAGTACGCTCGCAAGTCCGGATCGCTGCATCTCGGACATACTGAATGATTGTCTGCGTCGGGCATCCGGGGACACTGGGATTAACCTTAGGGACCAGCGAAGCAAAAGTACGGTCGGTCATCAGATCACCTGCTTCGGGTCCATCCCGCCTTCTTCAGTGTCAGTGACACTGCGGACTTGGAGGCCCACAGCGAGAGTCTGGCTAAATGAGTCTTGGAATAGCTTGGCTCGACCCGAGTTCACATGCTCGTTATCCACTGACTCGGCAAGGAACACCACACCATCGACAGCAATAGGTAGGTAGGCATCGGGCAACGATGCAATGGTCTGATTGATTGTATATGCCGGGGGAACCTGTGCGTACTCTCCGACGAGGACAACACCCGCCGTAGGCCGAGGATAAAGGAAAAACTTGTTCGGGCTACGAACGTGCCGCATAAAGTTCACTGGTGTCCCAGCTGCCTCGTTGACCCAGTTAGGGTACATCTGGTCGAGGACTTCCCGATTAACCTCGGTCACTGCATCGCCATTTTTGATCTGAAAGATTTCAACCAAACGTAGCGAGTCAGAAGGGCAGCTTTGAAGTACCGTGTTAGCGACCGTGGGGATATCACCAATGAAGGAGAACAGGTCAGGGCGCAGCACCGACATCCGCTTCAGCGTCTGATTTACCCACCCGAGCATGAGTGTATCGCTGTAGCGGTACGGTGCGCGCGTATCCTGAACCAGAACCCGAGCTTCAGTGATGATATCCGCAGGGGTCATTGAGGCCAACCTTGTGCAGCTTCCGCAGCCAATTCAGGGTCAGTATACACTGGTTCATCAGGGATGTCAGTAGTTAGATCAAGACCCTTGGACGGCTTCCGACCCCGCCGAGGCTTAGTGATCTCCTCGATCTTTTCGCTGACGGTAGGAGTGATAAAGCGCTCAGGGTATACCTCCTGCTCCGAGACGACTTCGCATTCCGGATGTGCAGCGAGTCGTTCGCTATATTCGTAGATAAACCCATCCTTCCGGACGCGAATGTACTGCTTACTCATTTCATCTTCCTCGATTTGCCAGCCTCGCTGAGTGCAATGGCGATGGCCTGTTTACGTGATTTCACGACGGGAGCCTTCTTAGGCCCCTTCGGATCGATGCCCCCGTGGAGGGTGCCGCGCTTGAACTCACCCATGACCTTAGCAACTTTGTCGGGTTTCTTCGCCATATTACTTACCTTTCCGTTTACCGGACGGGGACACGGGCCACGACTGCCGCTCCGGTCCGGACTTCTTTGCGGCCATGGTCTTGCGCTCTGAAGGGGTGAGCTTCTTGGCCGCAGCCTCTGGGCGACACGCCGGGTACTTGCGGGTGGACTTCTCAGAACCGGATCGCCCACAGGCTTTACCGGTCTTCACATCGACCCACTTCTCACCGAACCATTTGCCGAGGCCACCCTTGCTCATTTCTTCACCCGGTTGTCCGGACCCTTCCACCCGCCACCGCGCTTCTTGTACTCCTTGGCAGCCCACGCATTTGCATAGGCGCTGGGGTATACATCGAACTTGGCCTTAGCCTGCGCCTTGACGCTGGACCAGAGCGACGGATTGGTGGGTTTAGGACTAGCCATATTACTTCTTCCCGAGCAAGCGCTGGATGGTCTCCGTCTCGTAGATACGGATGGCTGTCCAGATGATCGTGAAGATCGCTGCTACTGCTGGGAGCATATCAATTATAGTCCCGAACACCGTCAGAATGGACAGTGCATCTATAACGTGTTTGGTGGCCTCATCGTGGTCTGTCATTTTAGCAGTTCCATGCCCGAAGAGATTTGTTGATTCGGCTGTTAGGGTCCCGCGCCGTCTTTTCGGACGTAAGCTTCTTCTTCATGCCCTCCATCCGGGCACAGAATGATTTCTTGCGCGGGCCACCTTCAGGCTGTGGGGGCTTCAGTCCGGGCTTACCGGGGTTGGCCTTGTTGTAGGAGGCACGCCCCTTGGCGTTCAGACCACCCTTGGGGTCCTTACCTTCCTTGCGGGTCCATGCGGGGGTCTTGGCCATTACGGCACCCGATAGCCGCCGTAGCCAGTGCCGCTACGGTTGATGAGCTTCGACTCCTTGGCCTCCATGCCCTGCGTACGGTTGCCTCGGGCAACAGCCTGACCGGGATTGAGCGTTGCCTTGGCAGCCTTCGTGGTCTGCGCCTTGGCCATATCACGAGCCTCAGTCGCCTTACGCGCGGCTTCGAGATCGATGCGAATGGGATAAGTCTGCTTCGGCACAGTTCACTCCTTAGGCGTTAACGGCTTTGATGACGGCAAAGTTCAAAACTACAGCTTCGGAGTAGTCGACTCCCGATGCATTATTATGTAGTGAGATATTGCATGAGCCAGAGGCGATGACCTCGACGGTAACGACATATGCCCCCGCAGTCGCACCGGATGCAATGTTCACTACGACGACATCGGTCGTGTCGATAAAGCTATTGGTCAGCGTAAAGCTAACTGAGGTGCCGCGATTTAGGGTTGCGTTGCTCATTGTGATCTGACCACAGAGCTTGTTCAGCGTAACACCTGTAGACTTATTAGTGGCCTGCGTGACCGCGCCGCCGGTGCCAGTACCACCATACCCAAACGGTTTCGTCGCATAGACCTCACCCGTCCCATTAGGGGTCAGGATGATATTACCGTTGGTATTGGTGCTAGAGAGGGTGTTGCCACTGAGACTGAGGTTGCCTCCGATAATCGTATCGGATGCTACGAGCGCCAGTCCTGTGAAGCTACCGCTGAACGTGACCCCCGAGATCGCACCGCCTGTGATCGAAACATTGTTCGAGTCCTGCGTAGCCATAGTGCCGAGACCAAGATTGGTCCGCGCTGTGGAGGGGTCCGAAGCGCCTGTGCCGCCATCAGCAACAGCGAGGTCTGTGATACCGGTGATTGTCCCGCTAGTGATGGTAGCCTTGGCGATGTTGACCGAGCCGCTACCGTTGGGCGAAAGAATCAGGTTACCGTTAGTGTTTAGTGTCGAGATCGTGTTTCCGGCAAACTGAATGTTGTCTACAGATGCGGATACAGTTCCGAGCTTCACGACTGTAGCCACGCCTGTGCCGCTGTAGACAGTCTTCTCTGTCGCAACCGGACCGCCGTCAATATGCAGCAACTGACTGTAGGTGGCGTTGATCGCTGATTCGGTCAGGTTGGTAGGCATGGAAACTTCCTATGTTGGCCATGTGGTGGGGGTCGTAACCCCCACCTATTATGCCGGAGTTACCGCATTAGTACCATTTGCATCGACCCAAGTCGAGTTGGCGTTGGCACCCGTAGCAACCTTGATCTTGCTGTTGGTCGTATCAAACACGATAGTCCCAGCAGCCTTACCCGTCGTGTTGACCGCATTACCAATTGCAGCGATCTCGGCAGCCGTATTAGTACGAATCTGGATATACCCAGTTGTAGCATCGACATTACCGGTAAGTGTGCTGCCGGTCATGTTGGAGTTAGACAACGTAACATTATAAAGCGTACCGCCCTGAATTGTCACATTGTCCTGCGTAACGCCGCGATAGACACCCATAATAACCTCCTATGAAGGAGGGGCTGCCTTCCGACCGGGAACCCCCAATCCTGCCAGCAGCCCCAAACCGATCAGTTGCAGTCTGCGACGATGGCCCACGCCTTCACAACAGCATTGGCCGGGACCGCAGTGTTGAGCAGGATGTCGATAGTGTCTGCCGTCTTGATGACAGTCGGATTTGCAAGGTTATCCGAATCCATCGCTACAGCATTCGACGCGAAGTCATCACAGTAGACGTTGGCTGCAGCAGGCGAACCACCGGTAAAGCCGAAGTCAAAAGTGGCCGTGGTGTTGGTCGTTTCCGCCGTGACGACATTCAGACCGGCAGCCAGAACCACAGAGTACGCAGGCAGGTTAATGACCTGAAGCGTGTCAGTAGCAACCAGTGCGGTAGCGCCAGCGGCGGCACGAGCAGCAGCGATAGCAGCAAAATCGAGTACGACCTCGATCTTGCAGACCGGCGGGTTGTTGGCCGGGTACGCAGCGGTACCCTTATTGAAGCCAAGCGAGTCAGTGTAGTTAGGCATGATAGTAACCTTTCAGGCTAGGTAGAGAGCCGAAGCTCCCCACCATCAGAACTGGATGACAGCAGTCGAGAGCGCTTCGGGCTTGATGACCTTATAGCCATAAACCTGAAGACCGCGAATGATGTTACCAAAGGTCGTTTCCGACCGGATGGTCTCCATGTTCGTCATCTGCGAAGCGAAGGTGAAGCCCATCTTGTGGCCGCTGATGATGTTGTACTTACCCGAAGTCACGTACAGGTTATGGCTCACGTAGATGGTGAAGCGATCCACCATACCGAGGCGACCGTTACGGACCACCGACATGCTGTCACCGGTCAGCGAGGCATCCTTCAGTTCCGACTTCTTGATCAGACCAGCCATCTTGGCGGGGATGACAAGGAAGCGGTCGGCTTCCGGGGCATTCGCTTCGTCAAGCACAGTGCCCATATCGACGATCAGGTCGATCACCGAAGTTGTACCGCCAGCGCCATCCTTGGTCACGGTGAGCGGCGAGCCGGTCGTGCCGAGGTTGAACGAAGCCGACTGCTCACCAGCAGTAGCGCCCTTGTTGGTTGCAGCGATACCGGGCAGAAGGTCGGTCAGCACGCGCTGGTCGATCTTGATCTTCATACGCTCAGAAGCGTCCTTCGACCAAGTATCCATCAGGTTGATGTCCGACTGAACCTTGTCCACATCGTCTTCGACGCAGGCGAAGTATTCGCCCTTGTCGATGACAAGCTGCAGCTTCGGCTTGTCCGGGTTCTCGACCGTCAGTGCCTGACCCTTGACGTAGTCACGGATCGTGATCTCAGGGGTGGTGCGGATGTTGACGGTATCACCGAACTGACGAATCTCACCCTCGTAGTCAGTGTTCGAGATCGCCGCAAGCACGGTGGCATCGTAGAAGTTCTCGATCAGCTTGCCCGACCAGATTTCGGGAATGAAGTTACCCGAGTAGTTCGGGCTACCGGGGGAAACAGGATACGACATGGTATGTTCCTTCTAATCAAGCATTTACGACAATACGGCCTTCTCGTTGCGCCGCAAAGATGTCGCGTTCGATACGATCCCGCTCCTGTTCACGACCCTTATACTTCCCCGACCGGACTTCATTGAAAAACTTCTTGATGTCATCCGGCGAGTAGGTTTTGGGTTGCTTGGCGGCAGACGACCCGGCACCGCGAGAGCGGCCCGGAGCTACCTGCTTTTCAAGTTCGTTAGAGATAACGGGGGCTGATTGAGCAACAAAGGCTTGTCCAGTAGACTCAAGCCAAGTGCGGAAGAATGCGCTAACCCGATAGGCATCAAGCGAGCGCTGGGCTTCTTCGAGGTACGTCTGACGGGCAACACCCGTCAGAGGGTCAATATCGAGCAGCCACGACTGGAAGCCGTCGTTGTCGTTGACCTCACGCCAGTTTGGAACATACGCTGTCAGATCAGACCAGAACTGCTGTTCTGCCGAAACCTGCTGGCGCTGCGCGACAGCCTGTACCTGCGGGACAACATTGGCCTGCATCTGCTGAAGTAGACCTTCGATCTGAGCAAGGCGTTGAGCAACGGGGATAAGTTCCTCGCGGCTGACCTTACGCATAACGTCAATCGACTCGCCGTACTCGTTGATCTCCTGATCAGACACAAGCCGCTCGGGCTGGGCCTGCTCAGTACGAGCCGGGGCCGCAGACTGCTGTGCTGACAAGGATGCCAGCAGTTGCTCCATCTGCGCTACACGTTGTTCCAGTTCGGTTTTCTGCCGAACTGTGGCGTTGTACGAACCCTGAAGGGACCGCCACCTCTGAGCATAAGTCTCAGAGTTTTCATCTTCCGTGTTTGATGTGCCGGAAGTTTGCTCATCTCCCGACACCTGAGCAGCATTATCGTTCGCATTCGCGTCAGCCGTGGGCGTATCATCGCCAGCGTCAACGGTTTCCTGCCCGACCTCGGCATCGCTGCCTGTGCCGGTCTCTCCATTTAGCTGCTTGTACAGTTCCTGTACGGCTTCGGACTGCTTACGAACTTGCTCTGGAATTGCCATATTAATTGCTCCAATCTGTGAGCTTGATTAGTCGGCTCATATATCAGCCGCTAGATTAGGGGCATCGGATGCGAACTTTACAAGTTCGCCAAGCACTTGGCATCTGCCCTGATAGATACCAGTGTTGTCAACTGCAGTAGGTAGGCGGCGAAGTTCCTGCATCTCCCATTCACGCAGCCAATCCAGCAGTGCTGGAAACTGCCTGACAGAAGCGCCAAGAGCCTTCGTTACCTGAGGGCTAGGCCGGATCATGCGGCCCTCCCACTCGTACGGCTACTGACCGTGTTTGCTTCCATCCCACCTTTGGGAGCGCCGCTCGCATCAGTCGGTGCCGCAGTGCCGGGTTGTGCCGATTGCATCTCTGCAACTGCACTCGCCGCAAGCGCTGTCTGTTGCTGATCGTATGCGGACTTCTCCCGAGATGGGACGACCTCATCCACGGGCATTTGCAACCCTTTAGCCACTTCGCGGAGAATCGCGGCGCGACCATCCTTACCAATGATTTCTATATCGAAAGGATTGGCGGTTGCATTGAGGAACTCGATACGGCGCACGTTGACGGTCTCCTTGACCGCAAGGTTGATCGCACCCTTGGCGATCACTTCAACGTCACCCTTAATGGACTCATCCGAGTCGTAGCGCATGTTGTAGACGAACTGCCGTTCGACGATGGGCTTCACCACGTCAGAGTCGATATGCATCACGACCTGACGGATGCCCTTACCAGCAGCACCCATGAGCATAGACAAACCAGACGATGTACGTCCTGCGCCCTGCACGTTGAGATCGCCGTAGACGTAGGCCGGGATACCCGAGTGATCATCGGCTAGACGGCTAAACTTCTCGTAGACAGCCATCAACTCAGAAGCGCGCGACTCCGGCTGTGTGAACCGGATCGCTGGCGAGGATGAGCCAACAGGATCGTTGACTGTCTGCCAGATTTTCCATGGCGAAAGCTGAGTGATGTCCTCGTTGGCCGGAATGCGGTCGAGGTTGATTTCGACCTGCGGACCCGAGGCAATGCCCATGTTGTTGACCAGCGCGCGGGCAGCCGCGTTGCAGACGCCCTGCAGGTCCTCGATGATCTCAGGGATGCCCTTACCCCAGAACGCGCCGGGACACTTGATGAAGCTGGTCTTGGCATAAGGCTTCTGACCCAGCGGATCATAATTCAGCACTGCCTTGATGACGTAGTTGCCTACGATCCAGACATTGACATCATACTCGCGGGTTGGATCAGGAACCTCATCCTCGGTCATGCCCCATTCGATGAGCATCTTACCGCTGATCTTACCCCAGAACTCCAAGGCATCATATTCGGTCGTCGGGCGCATGTAGCTGTAGTACTTGCGCTCCTCCTCGTCCTTCTGGAGTTCGACATCTTCGCTGATCCATGACTGCCCATTACCGATCTCAAGGACCTTACGGATCGCATCGTCGTCGTATCCCGGCACACCAATAAGCTCAGACAATTCAGTGCGCGATAGGCGATGATGCTCGAATAGGTAGCCTTCGTGGATAGTGCTGACACCGGGTTCCGGGTAGATGCGGAACGGATCGACGCGCTCGTATTCAGGACCAAGCCGCTCAATGGGTTCGACCTGCGTACGACCATCGGGAGATGTCTTCCAACCCAACGCCCGCTGTCGCCGCACAATCGGACCTTTGATGAACGCAGCCGGGAACGTGACGAGATCAGTGATGAAATCGTTGAACGCTGTGTCCCAACCCCCCTGCAGGAACTGGTCCTGAATCTTGATCTTCATCCGGTCAGCGCGGTTCTGTGACTGCTGGAGGATGCCGAATCGATAATCCTGACTGATCATCTCTTTCATCTCAGCCATCTGCGCCGCAGTAGGTGCCTGTCCTGAGTTCTGAACGATCTCAAGAATCTTCTCGGCAAAGATGGCCTGCACCTCACGCGACTGCGTAGGTGACAGATCGGGGATCGGAGTGGGGTCCAAGTCCCATGGCGGTGAGCCATTGTCGAGGAGGATATCACGCAGCCAGCTTTCGGCGGCGCGGCACTTAACCTCGGTGATCATCATATAGATTTCAGAGCCGCCTTGGCTCCTGATCTGCTGAAGCTTGTCAGCCTCGTACTCGCCATTGCGCTGGCGCATAGCCCGAAGCATGATCTGCTCGATGGGCCGCTTGGCCATCTCGGCCACATCCCAACACTGCCGCAGGTACCCAGTCAGACCGAGGATGACAGGTTGGTTCTGCCGTTCTTGGAGCGCACGATCCGACGCTTCCTTCTCCTGACGAGCGAGGTCCTCGTTGCTGACGACACGAAGGAAGGTAAGACCGGCCATCTATCAGTAGCCCTTGCTGCCCTTCGACATCTTCTTGACCATCTTGGCCCCGGCCTTCACGATGTCGGTCTTATCGGGCATCCACATGGATTCCTTCCCGACGATATCGAAAGCATGGTCACAAGAGTAACCTTGATTGACGAGCTTGGCCGCTGCACGCATGTTGGCGTCCGAGGTCAGGGCCTTGGTCTTGCCCATACCGTACTCGTCGGACTGCTCACTGATGGCTTCGAGGTAGAACTCTCCACCAGCTTTGGTCTTGGTGCCGATCTGGTTCCCCATGTAGCCATACACAGGCTTCTCGGCGCGGATACCGGAGGTATCCATCTTCGGATTAGTCGAGTAGATAGCCATGTGGGGTACCCCAAATAGAAGATGTTTGGGGTAGGTTAGCACGACACTTCTATGTGTGCAACCGGCAAAAGAAAACCCCAGTGCGGCAATGAAGAGGTTCACTGCACTGGGGTTAAGTGGTGATAGGGAGTAACGAAGACTGACGAGGGGGTATGTATCACGTCCACCCAACGGCTGACAAGCGTTTAATTTCACGGCGTTGAGTAAGCTGTCCCGCTTCACCACCGCTGTGTAGATGCAGGCAGAGGTACTGAAGCGCCTCAGCCACATGACTGTGCTTGTTCTTGTCGATAGCCCCATCGGTCTTGGGCTTGTACCGGTATCCGCCCATCATGGCAGCCTTGAGCGCGGTGCAGCGTGGGTCGAGCAGGAACCCCGGATCGCCATCCACCTGCCGCATGAGGTAGTCATCGACCGCGTTGATCCGCGCCGAGATGCTGTTGGTCTTGGCCGGGATGACCTTGAACCCCTCAGCCTTGATGATATCCACTGCACTGCGCTCGTCGGTCTGCGCCCGCTGCACACCCGCAGGGTCGGTCACGATCAACACCGGGCAGCCGCTGAACCTCTCGAAGATCATGGGTTTGAGTACGGTCCGGATGAACCGCTGGATGCCCATGTCGAAGCTCACGGCCTCACCGAGGATGAGCGCCCGACCTCGTGGGTCCTGCTGCCCGATGACCGCCGCAGGCGTGAGACCCAAGTCGATCCCGATGATGACGGGCCGCATCCCGTTGACGATGCCACGGAGCGGCTGCTTGGCCATGTGGTAGTCAGGTCGGAAGTACTTGTATACCGGCTGTCCCGCGCTCGACAGACCGTAGTCCCCGTCGATGAAAACCCGGATGTACTCTTCGGACCGGCCCTGTGTGTCGTAGTACCCATCCGGCAGGTTCTCGATGTTCTCGGCGTAGGGGCTACGCCCCGAGGGCTGCTTGAACACATCCCAACCGTTGTCGTTGGGCGACACGCCGTCCTTGGGGTCGAGTTTCTCGAACTGGTAGTACCACCATGTGTCCATGGTCGGCGGGTTGGTATCACCCCACATCCCATGCCACGTCGGCCCGCCATCCTTGGCAGAGGGAAAACGACCGACACGTTTGGACATGGCGTCCACGATATCAGGGTGAATGTCCCGGCACTCGTTGAACCATGCGAAGGTAAGTTCGAGCGAGTTCAGGTTGGCCACGTCGTCTGCGTCATCAAGCGCACGGAACATGATCTCGCACTCAATGTCGCCAACCTTGAAGAAGTAGGTCTTCTTGGTCCGCAGCCACGTCCCGCACTGACCCGGAGGAAACCAGTCGAGGAACGTCTTGATCGTGGTGTCCTCAAGCTGCCGAGCGGTTTCACGGACCACAGCCGCACGCGTGCGGCGGATACCCTGCTCGTTGGGTTCCTGCATCGAGGCCCGCCGCACAATCTCGAAGCAGCAGGTCACAGACTTGCCGGAACCAACAGGCCCCATCAACGCCCGCATCTTGGCATTGCTCTCCATGAACCGCTTACCGGTAGGCGGCGGCGTGTAGTTGATAACCACTGCCATAAGTCAGTGTCTCATCCTGCCGCGCTCGTACTCTTCGCGCTTATCCATCGCATGATGGACCCAGATACCGGGGTCTTCGTCGTTCTCGGTGGGGTTGCACCAACAGTCAGGATCAGGCTCATGATCGCGCAGATCGCCAATCGGTACGATATGGAAGTGACGTGTGTTATCTGGCTCATATACCATCGCTGATATCCAGTCGAAGACCATCTCATACGTCCAAGAGGAGTACGAGAAACTCCCGCCCTCGCTTCTTGGTGATGGTGATCTTGGTTTTGAACGACTGACCAGCCGCAGTCAGCGCGGATTCGAGTAGAGCTACAGCAGCTGTGGATTTCAGCCGATAGTACTTTTGTGGGTCAAGGTCATCAGTCATCATCTTCGCCTCGGTGATCAGAGTCATCCTCAATCACGCGTGCGGTAGCGTCAATGACTTTCATGTCGGACGGGGCTGACCCAAGGTTGATCATGATCTTGACCCCGCCGCCAGCGGTACCAGTATCCTCGTTGTTCTTCGGCTCCAGACCGGCCCACTTCACGGTGCTTTTGATTAGGTCGGCCTTGACGGCAGGGGACACTGATGGGTCGTGAATCAACATGTAACTTGTCGTTAGGAGTTCTTCCGCCTGCGCCCGCGCTTTGAGTCGGAACGTCAGTCCCTTCTCACGCACCTCCTCGCGGTATAGCTCCACCCGCTTGAGGAAGACCCTATCTTGGTTGAACGCCAGCAGGTCGTTGGCGTCGATCCGGTGCCGGTCCTTGATCTCGTCAAGGCTTTCGCCCGAACCTTCCAGACACAGGGCTACGTCGAACGCGAGGCGGTCGGTCCACTTGGTCAGGTGAAGAGGGAGATGGTCCATATCGAGAGGGTACCATCTGATGACTGGTGCCGCAAGTAGGGATCGAACCCACGACCTACCGCTTACAAGGCGGTTGCTCTACCATCTGAGCTATTGCGGCGTGAGTATTCTGTAACTTTACATCTTGGTTTTTACAAGGGTAAATTTTTGGAGAGCTAACTTTACACGTTGGTTTTGGGGGTCTCGGATTACGCGGTTTACTACACTACGGGGGGCCTAGCGTCCGCGTGTCCATGTGCCCCCCTCCCCCTGCCCGGTAGGCCGCGCGATTGGCCGCGCGATTGGCCGCGCGATTGGCCGCGCGATTGGCCGCGCGATTGGCCCCAACTTTACATTCCGGTCTAGTTATGCCATAAGAATGAGGCCGAAGCGGTGGACGCCTCGGCAGGGAACGGGACCTAAAGCCCCAGTCCCGGTTCTTTGAAATCGTTGGGGCACGCGGAGTATATACCATGAAGCGTGCAAACAAGTCGGACCTCGTGTGGCTCTCGGTTGATCTTGAGTCGCTCCCCGCTGACCTTCAGCGCAAGTTCGCAGCACACCGCAAGGCTGCAGACGAAGCGCAGAACGCAAAGCGGGCCTTTGAGGCAGCGTTCATCACCGCTGCCCGCAAGGGGAAGAAGGTCGGCGCGAACGAGAGCTTCGCTTTCGGATATCGTTTCGGAAAGCTGGCGATCGCCATCGTCGAGGACAAGCCGGAAACTGCCCCCAAGGCAGCCAAGGCTGGGTTCTCCCTCTGAGCCAACAAACTGGGAGGCTGGTTCGCCAGCCTCCCAAC